GCAGTCGGAGGGGTAGTACCCCCGCTCCTTGAAGAGTATTTTAAATTCAAGGAAGATTATCAATGGCATGCGAAAGTAGCATTGATGATTAGTGGCATCACACCCGTGATTTCAGTAATGCAAATTTTGTTTGGAGGCTGGTTTACGACCCAGGCGATGAAAAACTCGAGAGAGTTTTTCAAGCCACAAGGGGCACGTTCGACAGCTTGCAAATCAAGCGTTATTTTGAATGGAATTCTATCAATATGCATAGTAGCCTTGGGACCAATCATGGGGATCAAGAGAGTGTTAAGATTCTTTGATCCCATTCAGCAGTTATTGTTGAAAGTACCCCACGCAGCGTGGGCATGGTCATGGATTGTTAAGTTATGGAAAGCTGGAGAAGATGAAGATCTTTTCGCTAATTTACCCACAACCCAACGAGAGTTGGATGAAGTTATTAAAGGGTTACCAGACGAAACGAAAATAAGGGAGCAATTGAAGAAGCTTAAGAAGCGGAATGAAGATTTAACAAAAATGAGTCTTCAGGAAGAGATCACGGAGTTTGTCGAATCCTTAGACGATATAGAAAGCAAAGAAGAACGTAGAAAACTCTTGTTAGTAGATTTCGTTTATCGTGTTAAAAGCGCGATGAGGATTATGGCAGACAAATCGGAAGGGGACATTATCAAGACTATGATTGAAATGTATGGAGAGTCTGATCAGTTGATTTTAGCAGAATCGCTAATCGACCAGGGACGCGAAGATGGAGACACACGCGGATTAGGTTCAGCACCAGGAGATGCAGCAGTCAGTGTAGAAGCTACACGAGCTGCAAATCCCCCCCCGAAATCCTTGTTTAACCTAGGTATGTTTGTAAAAGGGAAGGAGAAAGAGAAGGCTACAGTTTTGGAACCACCAAAACACGCCCCATCTCGTCCCGTTTTAAATTTACAGCAAACTGAGAAGATTTTCCTCAGTGAGAAAGCAGAAGTGATACCTGCTCCACCTAGACCAGTACTTTCAGTTGAAGCAACGGAAGTTATTGTGAATAAGAAACAAGAAGCGCGAAATGAACTGCTGGGAAAAATAGAAGCAGAGTTTGCGGAACTAGCACAAAAGAAGGAAGTCTTTAATTTGGATGGATTAGTCTTTGGAGAAAATGAAGAGAAAGTTGAGACGGAAGTGTTGAACTCAACTGGCCCCAAGCCAGTGAAAGTGTTTGACTTGCCCCCTCAAGCTTCAAAAGGACAGATCTCTAAATGGTCAAAGAAATTCTTCGGATTTATTTGGGATTATTTGTACCAGGAATCAGAAGAAGTTATTCAATGTGACGGTTCAAAAATAAATAGGGAGATGACTAGGAAAGAGATGATTGTGAAGAACGACAAAAGGATCAAGAAATTTTGGCGATGCCACAAGAGAAAATTATTTGCTGTTATGGCAGTGTTTCTAACAATCTCAGCAGTAACACATGGTTTACCCATGTTACAAGATGCTTTGAGTGCAGAAACCGCAACAGAAGTAATTCATCAGTCAGTAGCCCTTCCTCAGGGGAGTAAGAAAACAAATGCTCGTAAGAAACGTAGAGTCGCCGGGAAGAATAAGAATTCGTTTAGAATTCCGTCACCAGGTGGAGCAGACCCAGAGGATTATGTAGACACAGTAGATATGGAAGATTTCGATTGGGATTATGACGAAGAAGAATTTGTGAGACATTATTTGCCACATAGGAAACACGCCCACGGGCAGTGGTTTCGTCATAAACAAATAGAGAAAAGGAAGAAGGCTATGGAGCCTATCAATTTGCCAATGCAAGATGCGGCGAAAGAAAGTTTGAAACCAGAACGTTCATTGAAAGATGAGTCGTTCTTGAAAACTTTGATTTATCGAGCAAAGCATAGGCAATATTCTGCAGATACAAATGATGTTGAGAACTTCATTGATTCAGCGCAGAAAACCTTTTCTTCAGGAGCCGGAATATTAGCCAGACAGTCATTCAAACCAACCCGTTTAGCAGCGGGAGTTTATAAAATTTTTGTGAATGACGAATATGTGTGTACAGGCACACATGTAGGAAACCGCATTTATGTGGTTTTGCACGGTTTAAGTGAAGATCCAGATGCAAAGTACCAAGCTATAAACTCAGTAAATACACTAACCTTGAAAGCAAAGGATTTATTTCCTTTGAATAAAGAAATGGCGTATTTTAAAGTAAATGGAATACCCTCACCCTTTAAAACGAATGCGTTTAAGGAGTTAGAGGATGCATCCATTGTAACTGTTTATGGTTATGGTAATGGTAACGACGTCGAACCCGACGCCGTGATTGGATTTGCTTCACCTCAAGGCTGGTGTAATGCAGCAACGCGTGATGGCGACTGTTCTGCACCAGTATTAGATCGTAATGGCAAAATAGTAGGTTTTTGGACTCATGGAAACGGAGTGGATTTTGGAAGGTTTGAGAGAATCACCCCAGAATTCTTAGACTCGATCCGTGAGGATAAGGTGATCTTACATAGTGGACTACATTTTCGGTCCAGCCCCCCCTCCCCAGTGAACTTGTAGGGGCCGCTCCCTTTTGGGAGCGGTATCCTTCCCAATATCTGGAGAAGGATGGGGCCAAGACCATGCAAAGAATCATGCATATTTCAGAGACGCATGAAGCATGGCTACCGGAAGAAAATTTTCCATTAGTAGCTATGATAGACCGATTTCCTCGGTATGTCAATAAACGAGTTATGGACCCGCACTTAAAGTGCTTTGTGGATGAGAATGGATATGAAATTCCCCCTGAATGGGGTATCCCAAAACCAAACCCGGAAGCGGCTTACAAGTCGCTAGCGAAATATGGAAAAGATATACCAAGTATGGAAGAGTACCAAGTGGAAGCAATGAACGCGGCCTGGAGCTATACAGCTCGGCAGTTTGGCGTTTATATGTGTGATTCAGAAATCATAACACTTGAGGAAAGCATCGCAAAAATGAACATGTCGAGTTCAAGCGGAGCGCCCTTTAACCAACTTTACAAGACTAAGCGAGAATTGTTTGAGCAGGACTCACAAATTCGCGAATGGCTTGAAAAAGATTGGGAAACTATGGCAGTAGATCCAAATTGGTCTTGTTTGTTTACGAATTCTTTGAAAGAAGAATTACGGACCGATGAGAAGATTATGGAAAACTCACAGCGGACCTTCTTAGCGGGAGGAACCGATGCAACAATCCATGGTACACGCCTATTTAGCGACATGAACGAAAAGATGTATGCTTCGCATATACAAACGTCGTCGGCAATAGGAGTCTCCCCTTATAAAGGGAACTGGGACAGATTGTACCAAAAGTTGGCCATTTTTTCAAAAGGGTATGCCTTGGATGAATCCCAATATGATTCATCCTTGAGGACATACATGATGTGGGGATGTGCATTGTTTAGATGGAATATGCTAAAACCGGATTTGCAGACAGAAGCAAATCTGAACAGATTGCGAACTTATTATCGTAATCTGGTGCACACCTTGGTTATAACGCCGGAAGGAGTTATAGTGATGAAGAGAACGGGAAACCCGTCAGGGTCAGTAAATACAATATCCGATAACACGTTGATATTGTATACCCTGCTGGCGTATGCTTGGATTTTGAGCACACCAGAAAATATGCGCACTTACGAACATTTTGAGATGCACACATCCAAAGCGTTAGTAGGTGATGATAATACGTGGACAGTGTCTGAAGAAGCACATCCATATTACAATGCGCATACAGTAATCGCACATTGGAAAGTGATTGGTGTAACAACCACGACCGATTCAATGGAACCACGTCACCCGAGAGAGCTAGATTTCCTATCAGCACATACAGTGTTTTTAGATGGTCTAGCAGTGCCAATCTACAGCAGAGTGAAGATGATGACCACGTTGCTCTATGCACCGAAGAACCATCACACTCCCGCAACAACATTACAAAGAGTTGCAGCGCTATTAAGCGTAGGCTGGATTGATGTCACCTTCAGAAAGTTTTGTAGACACGCGATAGCGTGGTTATTAAGCCAATATGATGATGTGATGTGTGACGAACCCACATGGATTCTGGCAAAATGTCAAATTTTGACAGATGCTCATTATTACCGGCTGTTTACAGGACAGCGACAGTATTTTGTGTTGAAACCACAAAGTTTTTATTTGGAGGGACCTGTAAAGTTGACGCAGCCAAATAAAAAAGAAATGAGTACGGCAAGAGCCAGAACCAACGGGACGAAACCCGGAAAGAAAACAATAAGGCGAAGAGGACCTAGGAAGCCTCGCGCCCAGCGCGTTCGCGTTGTCGCTATTCCTAGAAAGGGGAGAAAACCCCGGACTCGAAAAAACAAAACCTTGGCAGCTCAAGGCCCGTCAAACACAGGCATGCGTTCACGAAAGACATGCACTGTAGTAGAGGATGAGTTTATAGCACCGGTCGTAGGATCAGTAGCTTTTGCAGTGACAAGCTATGC